TCAAAAATTATTGAAAACGATAACTTTACAATCGCATGTGCAGGTGATGTGCGAGCAATCAACATCTTGCAATCTCAAATCAAACTGCCTAAAACTTTTGTTGCAAAAGATGATGGACATTTCATAACTGGATTTCTCATCCCAGCAATGCGTAAGGCTTTTGCAGATGCGGGCTACGAGAAAACTACGGAAGGGCAATCAAGTCATGAATCTGAATTTCTTATCGTCTACAACGGCAAGATTTATGAAGTCGGTTCTGATTACTCATGGGTACAAGATTCTCGCGGTATTTACGGACTTGGCTCAGGTGGCGCTATTGCTCTTGGTGCCTTGGCTTGTCTTAGCGGAGATTTAGTAACTCGAGCAGAGGCTCGTAAATGGGCGAACAAGGCTCTTGAGATTGCATGTGAATACAACTCGGATTCTGCTCCACCGTTTCATATTGTAATTAAAGAATAATTCCTGTATTCTAACCCTAGTTGTATTAGAGGATACAACATGAGAGGAACACATGGAAAATCAGCAAGATGTAGATAAGAGATTCGAGGAAATCATGAAGTCAAAGAATGTAAAGGTCGAACGACCACCTGCAAAGTTTCCTGAACTGCGCTACTTATGGGGCATTACTGGAATTGTTTGCGTAACGCTTTTAGTTGTATCAGCAACTCTCAGCACATTTCTTGAGGCGCTATAAATTAAATAATGCTTCGGGGTCATAAACCTCAAGGGCTTTCACTACGAGAGAGTCCTTGAGGTTTTTTGCATGATGTCCGCAAAAATGTAATTCGCCTGACAAGAATGTTGCTCGGACTTTAGCCGTAGCAGGGCATCTGTCACACAATTGATTCGGCTGGATTGGCAGACGAACTATTGTCTCGGTCATTAACTGACTTTCTTTGGATGTTTCGGTAAGTAGCGGTCAATCTTGGCAAGGATTCGTCCATCTTTAGACATGCGGACAATCCAACCATCTTTAATCTGCATCGAGTTAAACGCGCCCGCTTTTCTCTTCGGCATTATTTTTTATTCTTATCCGTAATTGGTCCGCCTGAAATCCAGGCACGGCATGTCCGAGCGCTGGCACACTTGAAGTCGAACGCCTCGCAATACCCCAACTCACCCGCATCTGTTACATCCCATGCGGTCTCGCGGGTATCGCCTTGGGCTAATCCGCCCGTAATACATTCCTTCATTGCTGAAGTTTGGATAAACGCCGCACAATTGCCACATCGCTGTTTTTTGGCTTCCTCGACTGATACAGACCATTCGGCTGCAATCCCGTCCCAGTAGGCGTTATTCGGCTCTGAAGGGTTGAGAGGACCGTAGGAGGCGTCGTCGATGGCTTTCTTGCGGTTTTTAAGATTAGTCCTTACATCCTGAGTCGCTGTTGGGCATGAAGCCTTCAAAAGAGCGGAGACTGCTGGTGTAAGAGACATAAGCCAAGGGTATCAGGCGAACAAATGTTCGAATTGTGTGCCACAAAATTCTTTGTGTTTTGGGATGATTATTAACCCCCGTTGTGTTATACTTAGTGTACGAGGTAAAGAGAGGAAACAAAAATGTCAGATAACATCGCAACAGTAGTCGCCATTGGCGACAAGCCTATCGAAAACGGTCTTTGGGTAACTCCAAAGGTAGGCGACATTCTTTACTCATCATGGGGCTACGACCAAACAAACATTGAGTTTTTCAAGGTGGTCAAGGTCAGCAAGTTCTCTGTTTGGATTCAAGAAATTGGCAAGGAAGTTGTCGAAGTGACAGGGTGGGCGCATCAAAATGTGGTGCCAGTCGATTCCCCTGAATATCAGGTTCGCAACTGGGACAACGAAAAAGATGATTGGGACAATGTAAACACATTCATCACAAAGACTCACCCAATCCAACGCAAGAAGATTCAGGCTTACGGAGATGGTTACGGTGTCAGCCTTAACTCATTCTCATCGGCTTGGTTATGGGATGGAAAGCCAAAGGGTCAAAGTCAGACTTGCTAGATTATTAACCCCAGTTATGTTATACTGGACTTGTTCTTAGAGAGGAGAACAAAATGACTCAAGGAATCAAAGACCCAACAACAGGTAAGACCTACATCTTCAAAGGTCTTGCTCCTTTAAGCCGTGTCACCGACGCTTGCAATTACGACGACCATGGCTCATGTAAGTCTGCTCATCAAGACTTAATCAAAGACTTTAATTTCGAATTTACAAAAGCCGTTTGCTGCTTATGCAAGTGCCACTTCGAGGGAGGTAACTAAATGGGATGGGATGTCACTCCAGTCGGTAAGAACATCACTACTAAAAAGTATGTCGTGCATTACCTAAAGACTATGTACAACGATTCTTACGAAGTAGTCAAAATTGTTGAGGGTAAAAACAATTATGGCGAAAAGGCTTTCTATGTCGCTGCTAAGAAAAAGGGCGATAGCAAAGTTTTCGCTGTTGTCTTTTTAACTCGCCGTAAGAATGGCTCCATCGCCGTGAAGGTCATCGGAGAATCATCACTTCCAGGATACATTGAGGCTCCAGCAAACTTCATCTATCTGCTATCTCCAACTGATAGCGAATGGGCTAACCAATGGAGAGCAGACTGCATCAATCGCTATATCTCGACCAAGATACTCAAGGAGGATGTAGCGTGAGAATGTTTATTTACAGAAAGCATGGAAAAGTTCGTTTATCAATCGTTCGCAAGGGAGGTAAGTAAATGGGATACACACATTATTGGACAATCAAGGAAGAACTCACACCTGCTCAATTCAAGGAGTGGACTGAGGGAATCAAGGCAATCGTCGAAACTGCTACTGAGGCTGGAATTCCACTAGGTAACGGTCTAGGTTTTGATGCACCAAACATCGATGAAACTCTAGTTGCTTTCAATGGTGTTGGAGAAGGCGGACATGAGACTTTCGGAATCAGACTTGGTGACGAGGGCTTTGATTTCTGCAAGACAGCAGAAAAGCCTTATGACGCCGTTGTTACTGCAAGCCTTATCCACGCCAAGAAAATCTTTGGTGATGCAATCGAGATTAAGTCAGATGGCAACTGGGATGATTGGGACAGCGGGAAGGTTCTTTACGAGACTGTCTTTGACATCCAGCCTGAGAGCGTAATCGCATGAGCGAGGTACTTAACGACCTAGTGGATGAGTTTGGCAAGGGAATTCTCTCGTCATCTCATCCACATACAGGTTTAACTTTGAGGCAATGTCAGATAATCTTGAATGAGCATGGATTTGAAAAAGGTATTGAAATTGTCAAAGAATGGAAGGAAAAGAATCGTGGCGCTAACTGAAAGAGAACGAATCATTAAAGAGATTCAAGCGTTTGCATCTGAATACGCACATCCAATTACGCGAAATGGCATCTCACGGGATGTTGTAATTGTTGAACAACTACTAGACTTCATCACACCTACAACAGAATCGGATAAGTAATATGACAAAAAAAATACTTTTCAAATCTTGTTATCCTTGGTTTTTTGAAGTTGCACCGAAACCAATCCCAGCAAGTAAAAATTTGCCTGATTGGTTTAGAAAAATGAGTCCCTATATGGTTACACCAAATAATCCTTTGGGTAAGAGTTTTTCTCTTATGAACTTAACCGCAAACACTTCGGGGAAAAAATGTGTTCCTATGTTAGACGCTCTTACGAGTGGTTACTTAATACCTTTATGGAGCGATGTTTTTGTGGATGCTACAAGTGAATCAGAAATTCCCCGAATAACTTGGCGAGTATCGAGACCTGTTTTTGAAATGCACGGCGACCAAACTCAAGGCGTAGAGGCACCCGAGGATTTTCACCAGCGACCCTTTAAGTATTTGAATTATTGGCGAATCATCACTCCACCTGGATACTCAATTTTAGTAACTCAACCTTTTGGATTTAGGAATACAAATTTTCAAGCGATTCCCGCTGTCATTGACACGGATAAATCCAACCTACAAATTCTGTTTCCCCTTTGGATTAAAAAAGGTTTTAAGGGTGTTATTGAAAAAGGTACTCCAATTGCTCAAGTAACTCCTTTTAAGCGTGATAATTGGGAAGCCGAATACTCGACTTATTCTAACGATACAGATTATCAAAACTTAGAAGATAAGAACTTTAATGCACATCTAATCAATAATTACATGAGACGAGAGTGGTCTAAAAAAACTTATGAGTAAATTAGAAACCCCGAGCCACCTGAAGCAAGTCTGTAACTTTTATTAGATAACCTTTTGAGTAGTTAGGCGGAATCGAACACTCAATTGGATGACCGTACTTTTCAACGGTGTGCTTTAACTGCTCGGTAGGCACAATGAGCGCCATCGCCTCCAGCACGAAAGCCCAATGCGTCGCCTTGGTTGCCTGTAATCCTGATGGATACCATTCGGAATTGTTGTCGCTCCAGCACCAAGTTTCGATGTAAAGGTTTCCAGTATTTCTCCAGCGCTTATCTCGCTTGACCTCAACAGTCTCGATGTTAAGTAAAGATTTAATGTAGGACTCACCCGCTTGTCCGTATCGTAAATCTAAATCAAAGTCAGAGCGCTTTACATCGTCCATGGATTTGTTTGTCCAATCGAAATAGGTGCAACGGTAGGGATAATGTTCTTGTTTTCATATACTGCGAGAAGTATCGCTTCGGCTCGGTCAGGGCTGTGAACGCCACGCCGTTTCATGTCAGCCTTGGCTTCAATCTGTATGCGACCTGACGAATCAGATTTATAGGTAGGTCCTGCTAACTGCGCCAAAACTTGTCTATCGACATCAAGGCGTAATTCCTGCCTGTCATCTCGAGGCTGCAAAAGGGTACGAGCGTTCCACCACATTTCTGCTCTTTGATTCTTGAACTTAGTTTGGTCTTTCGGCTTCTCAGCAACATTGACCCCAATAACCACCGCTCGCAATCCACGCTCTTTTACCCATCTATCTAAAAGGGAGACGACACCCCAGCCAACTCCAATCGTGTCAATCTTGACGCGGACTAAATCCGATAAGCCTCTGTCTTTGTGAATGGCAACTGCCTTCTCAATCTCAGCAATGACCACACCAGCGACATCAACAGCGTTTGCATTGACCTTGCCTGAACTGCGATGAATAATCGATGCGACATAACCATCCGCCTTTGCGATAACAAATTCATCTCCACCATCGGATGCAATATCCACACCCAATCGGATAACTGCGCTTTCCAGCATCTCTTCGTTTTGTGTTGCCAACTCAGCCCAATGGTAGGGAATGACCTTGCCTGTTCCCGTTTGTGGGAATCGTGCATGAACACGGGCTTCAACGAATGGAGAATCTTCTCCGAATTCGCTGATTACATCATCAACCCAAGTTTGGTCTACTAAGTGCGTTGCCACATCATGAGCCTCGACATGCGGTGGACATGACCGACATTGACCAGTCGCCTCACCCGTAAAGTTTGGTGTATCAAAAGCGCTAATCGGCAAAATGTTATAGAGCGGACTCGCACAGATTCTTTCAAACCATGACTGTTCTTGGTCTGTAGGCGGGTTTCCCAATACGAGAAGGCGTGTGTGTCCACCTGTCATGAGCGCTTCAAGTGCGCCACCAATCTTGTCTGAGATACCTCCAGCCTCATCAACCACAATCAATAAATGCGGTGCGTGGATACCCTGAACTGCTGCCTCATTATTATCGGCAGGACGGAAACCGTAGGCAACTACCGTGCCATCCATTTTCCATTCGGTAGTTAAAATCTCTCCAGGCAATTCATGGGATGTGTGAACTTTACGAATCTGCGCCCACATGATGTTTCTAACCTGTTTGAAAGTCGATGCCGTAGTAATCGCAATCGCTGTTCCAGGAGGATGAACTGAAATCCACCATGCAACGGCTCTTGCTGCTAAGTGAGATTTTCCAGGTGCGTGACATGCTGGCACTACTGTTCTTTTGTTATCGCGAATGGACTCAAGAATCTCGCGCTGCTTTGACCACAGACCTTCGCCTAATCCATCTTGAATGAATCCAACTGGGTCGTTCTCCCAGCGCCCCCACGGGTTATCAATCTCAGCATCAAGGATGACCGATAGCGCGTACTTCTCATCATCTGTGAGTGAGAGATAAATCTTTGTTCGCTCTTCAGGTGTGGCATTGAGAACGAGGTCTACCAGCCGTTCACCCATTTTTACCTCTTACGAATCGCTAGAACTTTTGCAATCTTATCTTCTAAGTCGCCCATTTCAACTTGGATTTTAATTGGGTCGCCGTTGTTTCCACCAATTTCAAACTTCTCTGTCTTTCCGAACTCCTCGGGAACTTGACGCTCCAACCACCACGCCGCCGCTCTCCAATCACCATCGTTACCGCTCTTGGCAATAACTGCAACTTTTTTAGCAATTGCCTCTGCTCTTGCTTGCTCAACTCGCTGTAAAAATTGCAGAAATACAACTTCGGTTGCATTAGATTTTGCGGTCATTGATAAAGATAAGCGCTCGCGTTCTGCTAATCCGCGACTCATCCAGTTATAGAAAGTCTTTTCGGCTATCCCTGAAGCGGTAACTGCCTTTCGAACAGGTGTACCAATTCGGATGTAGTCAAGCAAAGTTTGTTCCTTTGAGACATCGAGAAGGGCTGTCTTTCGTCCCGCGTTGCTCTTTGGCTTTGCTGTTGGTTTCTTCTTTTCAACTGCCATCGCCATTAAAATTCCATCCCGATGTACCAAAAGCCGAATTCAAAATAACAGTTATATTTCGAGATAGTGAAACCAATTGCAAGTCCGCCTGTGCGTCCATACATAAGCCAATGCTTACCTAGTTTTTTCTCCATGGGTTTATTCTACCTCCATTGAACATGCTTCAAGTGGCAAACCTAATAACTGCGCGATGTCTTTCCAGTTATAGATGGCGTTAGCCCATTCATTCAAATCTTCAGTATGAACTCGCATCGAGTGTTCACCGACTCGGATTGTAGAACGACCCACAGGAATATGCCCTGGCTTGGATTTTCCCCCCGCGAGAATCTCAGCCACTTCTTCAGGACTAAACCCTGTTCCCGTTAGATTTGTTGTCGTGAGAAGTTTGTTCAACTCCTGTGGGTCGTAGGTTGCAAGGTCGCTGGTTCGATTATCAACGATGAGGATTTTGATTTCCTCAATGTCATCAACATCAATCCAATGAACCGCAATCTTTTCCCATCCTAATTGAACTGCTGCCTGATATGTGTGATTTCCTGAAAGTATGTGTCGTGTCCGCTTATTGACCACGATAGGTCGATACTGCCCCATCTTGTTAAGGGACTCAATAATCGAGCCTATGTCGCCCTCACGCGGGTTCATAGGGTGAACCTTTATCTCATTGATGCCAACTGTCTCGACATCCTCAATCTTTGTATCGCTCTTCTCCCCGTTTGGCTCGGGTTCAACTGGCTTACGCTCGGGAAAGCCCAATCGGGTTTTAATCTCTTTGATGGCTTTTTGTTTTGTCGGTGCCTCGGTGTATAACTGCTCTTTCCAAGCCTTGTACGCCTCGCTATCGACCAAAAACTTCCATGCCCCTATCTTTACTTCAGGCTCGCTAGGTAAAGGCTTAAAGGCAATCGAACTCTTCTCTTCACCGCTGGTCAATCGGTCAAGGGTTTCAACCTCAGAAGCGCTAAATCCCGTTCCCTCCAACTCAGGCAAGGCTTGCAGCAAACTCTTCAAAAGAGGCTCGTTATATCCTGCAAGGTCGGTTAAGCGGTTATCGGCTAGAACTATCTTTCGGGCTGCTACTTCATCAACTTCGATATAAGTAACTTTAATTTTCTTCCAGCCGAGTTTCTTCGCCGCTTTGTAGGTGTGATTACCAGCAAGGATAAAATTCGTACCGTACTGGACGACGATAGGGCGGTATTGTCCGTGCGCTTTAAGTGATTGTGCAATTGCGTCGATGTCTCCACGACGCGGATTTGTTGGGTATCCCTCGAGCGACGAAATAGCAACTGAATCAACCTGCCCTACCTTGATGTTGGCTTTCATTACAAAGTTGGTTTCGCTGGGCGTCCTCGTCTGCGTACGAGATTACCTTGAGAATCGAACTCAGGTTCTCTTGAGATGTCATTGCGGATGATTTTGTAAATCAATTGCTCTGATACTCCCATTGCTTCAGCAATCTCACGATAGGTAATGCGCTGTTTGCGAAGTCGAAGAATCAACTGCTTGCGTCGCTTACCTAAATCTTGAATCTGTGATTGATGAGTGCGAATAGCATCAGTCAAAATCTTTACCTCGTCAAGACCTTTACCGTCTAACTCCGTTGCTTCCATTACTGTTGTCATTCTGCTACTCCCTCTTCGAACAGGCGTTCGACTGCTTCATCGAATTTAACTTTTTTCTCAATGTGGTTTGCTGTTGCTAAAAACTCTAACTGTGTTTTGGCTCTTGCTTTATCAAGGGCTATAAACATTGCTAGATAAAACGGGGCAACGATTAAACCTGCGAAAGCAAGTGCAACTGCTGTCCAAAAGAATTCTTGGTTCATCTAAACTTCCTCTCTTTTTCTACCCCGCGTATGTAAAGCACTAATGAATTTTTGTCGTTGCGTGGCGGTAAGAAAATTAACGATTTCATATATTGCGAAGAGTCATCGGGTAAAACTCCTGCATCAACAATTCCGTCAATCGCCGCCTTTACAGATGGATTACATGCCCCTACATCTTGAAGGCGACCCCCTTTTTGATGCGGTTCAACTGTGACACTAATCCATGCCATAGGAGGTATCCTCTCACTTTTAGCCAAAAGTTGAAAACCGAGTCTCCACTCTTTCGTAAGGGTTGCTCTTTCCCAGCGGTTCCCAGCGCGTTCGGCGTTGGTCGTCCAAGGACGCTGTTCGAACTCAAGTCGGTAAATGACCTGTTCGGCTTCTTCGGCATGACATAAGCAATACATGGGTTAAGCATCAGAGCCTTCTTCCCGAATGTCAAATTGCTCCTTTTGTCCTAAATTGTCTATTTTCCACCATTTGCCTGAATTGTCACGAAATGGTATGTCTTGGGCGGATTCGACTTTCATAATCAGATAACCCAACTCACGGGCTTTGTCACGATTAGATTCGACCCAGCCGTGACAGCCAGTAGTTCCCGAGCCACATAATGCAATTAGGTTTGCGGGCTGGTGGAGCAACTCATTCTTTGAGCCTCCCATCATTCGAGGTCGTCTATGGTGAACTGATACGCCCCACAGAAAGTCCTCGCCACACTTTTCGCATTTGTATCCGTTGCGACCTAGGACTGTGAATCGGGTTTCGTCACTAACTTTGAGAGGTCTAGGTTTAGCCATTGAAGTCTCGAGTCCGCGATGGCGTCCAAGCAAGCAGGGCAGACCTTTGCGCTCGTCTGCGTCGCCACATGTACAACCAACCTACAAATCGCAATATCCTCATAGGTCAGATGCCAACTGCCCATTATCAGTTTCCAATGAAGCATCTTTCCCCTTTTGAAAATTCTTTCGTATCTCTTCTAAATACTTTTGCGCTTGGTCATACGACAAAGCATTTTGTTTTGCCTCTTCGAACTCACGGCTAATCGCCTCACTTCTAAGGCGCTCTTTTTCCGAGCCAACACGAACTCTCCAATGCCGATTCAGATGGCTGGGGTTAATCGCTTGGTCAGAGTTAGCGTAATGGAAAGAAACGATTTTCTTCGCTTCGGCTAAAGTCATGTCAGAGTCAAGTGATTCTGCCCATGCACGAACCTTCAATTCATCAACCTGAACTCGAAGGTCATAGATGCCCACAAAGCCGAGCAGGAGTGCGATGTCAGAAAGATTCATTCCGTAATTTTTCTGATAACTCGATTGCCTTGATTGCTCCAGTTTCATGTTTGGTCTTAACTCCTACTCCCCTAAGAACTAAATCCATTTGACGCATCGTGGGAACTGTCCCAATGTAATCAAGTGCCAACTCAATCTGTTGCTCGCTATAGCCTCGGGCTTCGGCTGCCTTGGTTATCTGAAGGAGCGAGTGCCATGCTCCCTTGCCTAATGGTTTAACTCTTTGCTTTTCCCACCATCGTCTAGCAACTACTTCAGCGAGCGCGATAACTGCGATAGCAGTTTCGTCGCTCTTTGTTGTAGATAGGACGGGTGTATAGGACGGATGCTGCGGAGTGGAGTTGGGGAGTGAAGCCTCCAAAGTTGGGGAGTGAGGGGTATCTGAGTTGGGGAGTTCGTCATCTTCGATGGGTAAAGCCTCCCCAACAGAGTTGGGTAGTTTTTTCCATAAAAGTTGATAAGTCGTAGCCTTACCTCGAGAGTTTCCCTTGCTGATTATCTTGATGTGTCCCTCTTCAACCATTTGATTGATGACCTTTCGGACATACTCGATAGAACAGCGACCCTTTGCAGCCAACATTTTCTGAGATGCAAAAAAGCGCCCGTCATCGTGAGAGATGTCGGCAAGGGCAAGATGGATTAAAAGTCGAGTCCCGTCATAAGGTGAATCGGACCAAACCTTTGTTATCCATCTAATGCTCACAAATTACCTCCGCAATGAGGGCAACATTTATTGCGCCCTTGTTTTTCGACGACTCGATTTTGTACCCAACTCAATCCCACATAGACCTTACAGCCATTACGAGATTCTTTGAGTCTTGCGATTCGACCCGTCTTATGGAGAACGGAGAGTACACCCGAAGCGGTGCCATGGTGAAGTCCAGTTATGGAACTAAACTCTTTCCATGTCAAACCGCGTTCGTAGTTTTCATTGAGTAAATCAATTGCTTGAGCCTGACGCATGGCAGTCTTTCCTGACCTGTCCGCCTCTACTGCTCTAGCCTTTGAAGTATCCGTCCCGCTGTGTCCTGAAGTTTGGTCGTAAGGCAACTCAGGCATTAACAGTAACGATTGGCTCCTCTGTTGTTGTCTCATTGGTGTCCTCTTCCAATTTAGGTACGATTAAGTTTGCCTGTTGCTCCTTGAACTTAACACGGAATTGTTCAAGCAACTCAGGGTTGTATGAGTCTTTGTTTGTCGTGATGTATTGACCGATTTCAGCAAGTGCATCAATGGCTGTTGCTTGGACAATCTTTGTCAAGATTGCACTTGGCGCTAGTACATCTTTTGCACTTGAGCGCTCATAACTCGATGAGTCAGGGTCAGGTTCATCTGTCGGTAGAGATAGCGCTTGCAGTAATGCAGTTCGAAATGCCACAGACATTGCCTTTGCTGTTGCCTTATCGCCTGAGTCCATTGCCTCACCGACTACCGTGGCTTTGATTGCATCTGCATTAGCGCCGATAAATGTGTAAGTAACTTTTACTTTCACATGTCCCATTGCTGTGCGGTTGCGTCCAATCTCAACTGTTGCATATTCGTAATCCTCAACTGATGGGACAACGATTACGCCGTACTTTTGAAGTGCTGGAGATACTGCATTGACGACTGAATCAATCCCACGGAAATTAAATCCCTGTGAAGTATTCTTGTCCTTCTTTGCGATGGCTCCAACTTCCTTCATGATTGCGCTCATTGCTTGAGCGATTGGAAGTGCTGTTGTATCTGTCATGAGTTCCTCTCTCAATCTGCTATGACGAAGGAAACTGAGGTCTCGGCTGGAATTACTCGAACCGATGGCACAATTTCGCCTTGAGTTGATATTACATCACCTGAATCGGTAAGTAAAGCATTTAGAACCTTTTTGTCGATTTCTTTTTTAATGCGAATCAACTCAGGTTCGCTCTTTTCTGCCCACGCTAAGAACTCAACTTCGTTCTGAATTTCAATCTTAGGACGCCCAGCCGTAGTTTTGACTGTGCCATGGGGTAGAACTAGGGATTTACGCCCGTTGGAGCGCTCTGTGAGGGCGTATGGGGTAAGGACTGCCTCGAAATACAGGGCATCTTTGTCAAGGGCTGTATTGACCGCTGAGAGCCATTCCGTGATTCGGATGACCTCTGCATCAAAGATATTTTTATTCTCTGCTTGCTTACGGCGAATGACTGCTAACTTGCGTAATGCCCAGTCAGCCTTTTGGTCGTCATCAACTTTGAAGCCCTCATTTTCCTCAGATATTGAGGATAAAGCGGGATTGTCGAACTCATCGATTTCGGGTTGTACATTTGACATGGTTGTTCTCCTCTCATCCGAGAGGGTACACAACCCCTGTTGGTTATGTCAAGTCTCAGATGCCGATTATTTGTCCAACATACATTGAGGCACCGACAACTGACATGATGAATAAACCGCCGACTGTACGAATGACCCACTCTGAGCGCGATTCCATTTTTTCAAGTCGGTCAGTTATGTGTGTCATTGCTTGAGCAAAACGCTCGGTATCTGCATCATAAACATCTTTGCGAAGATAAGTCTGACCAACATTAAGATTCATCTGCTTGACTTCCATTGTAAGGTCGTCAAGCCGTCTCATTACTTCTCCTAAAGTTGGTTGGATTTCTTCGACAGCCATATTTATGCCTTTGCTCTTGCTGCGTCTGCTGACTTAGACATAGCCTCAAAATTTGGACGCCCAAAGCCCACAATTGCAACTGGCATGTTTGGCTTGAACTTATTTCGGTTCTTTTTCTTGAAAGCGCGAATCTTGAGGCAAACTTCTCCGCCGTTTCGCTGGTCTCCCTTTTTGTCTGAACTAGTATTGCCCTCTACACAGGTCACGGTTCCATCGTTATTGTCTTTCACAACAATTCCGACATGACTAATACGGTCCACGCCATCTGAAGGAAAATCAAAATAAACGATGTCCCCAGGAAGAGGCATTGCATTTTCACCCTCATGCCAACGCTTCATTTTTTTGAAAGCATCTGCACCCGCTGGGGTGTAAACCGTGTTCGGAATTTCGACTGAGGCTTTTTTACCGCACCAATTTACGAAGGCGCCACACCATGCTTGATTAGCCTTTTGATACTTGGTTTTATTCTCGGGAACTGCCTCTTCAATATAGCCAACTTCTTTAAGGGCTATCTCAATAAGCAACTCAGCCGTGCCTTTTGGTGCTGGCATTTAATTCTTCTTTGCTGACTTCTTTGCAGTAAGTTTTCCAACAACTGCTTCAGTAACTCCATCGGCAATCTTGCCAAATGCAGGGTCTTTAGGATTGGCTGCGCGAATTGCAACGGGAAGAACTGCTGAGATACCTGCTGCAAGGATTGCCTTGAGTGCATCTCCATCAAGTGCGAGAATGTCTCCACCTGTAATCATAAATGCTGTAGTGACTTT